TGGGACACGTTTAACAAACATAGAATTAAAAAAAACTCGGAATTAAAGGAAAGTTTAGACAGAGGAAAAGCAAAGGGGCTTCAGTTAGCCACTTCAAAGCTAATGGAAAAAATACAAGACGGGGAATTCAACGCAATACAATTTTATTTAAAATCGGCTGATCGTGATACATGGGCGGAAAAGCAAACAGTAGAACATACATTGAATATTAAAGAAGCATTGAGCCACGCACAATCACGCATGAAAGTTATAAACGCACCCACGCAAGAAAAAGAAACGTTATCGTTAAAAGATGTTAAAGACTAACGCATTCACGCGTTCACGCGTAGCCCCGTTTGTGCGTTGTTGCGTTGCGTTTATATAATATGCATAGAATGGAATTTTACCCCCCCTTTGCGTACGTGGGGGTGGTGCGTTATATATATACACTATGCAGAAATTTTTTTAGGTAATTTTTATGAAGTATAAAGCAGAAGAAGAAAAGCTATTGATGACCGAATTATGGTCACCAGTAATTAAAGATAACCCATTAAATTTCGTCAAATTCGTCTTTCCTTGGGGAATGAAGGATACCCCCCTCGAAGAATTTAAAGGGCCAAGGAAGTGGCAGGAAAAAATTTTGCGAGAAATGACAATACACATTCAACGTAATGGTGTTAAGGACTTACCAGAGATGTTTAGAATGGCAGTAGCATCAGGTCGTGGTATTGGTAAATCAGCTTTGGTTGCTTGGATTATTTTATGGATGTTATCAACTAGACTAGGATCAACAGTAATCGTAACAGCTAACACAGAACAACAGTTAAGAAGTAGAACATGGGCAGAGCTTGGTAAATGGCTTACCTTATCTTTAAACTCTCATTGGTGGTCAAAAACAGCAACCACCATAAAACCAGCAGCTTGGTTTGATGAAGCATTAGAAAGAGATCTAAAGATAGATACTGGCTATTACTATGCCCAAGCACAATTATGGAGTGAGGAAAACCCAGATGCGTTTGCAGGTATCCATTCATCATACGGAGTATGTTTGATTATGGATGAAGCATCAGGTATTCCTGCTCCTATTTATTCTGTATCAGAAGGATTCTTTTCTGAACCAACACCAAATCGTTTTTGGTTTACCTTCTCAAACCCACGCAGGAACCAAGGGCCATTCTATGATTCATTCCACAGCGCAAAAGCATTTTGGAAAAACGAACAGATAGACTCACGCACGGTTGAGGGAACTGATAAAGATCTTTTCAGCAAAATGATTGAGCAGTACGGAGAAGATTCTACAGTCGCGCGCGTGGAGGTGATGGGTGAATTCCCAACCGCGGATGATGATACTGTCATACCAATGGAACTCATTAAAAGCGCAGTTGATAGAGATGTTTCACTCGCAGCTAGTGAACCTATTGTATGGGGATTAGACGTAGCAAGATTCGGTGGAGACAATTCTGCCCTATGCGTGCGTCAGGGAAATCATGTCCTTGAGATTCAATCATTTCCATCCATGGATTTAATGCAACTTTGCGGTGTAATAAAAAATCGTTACGATGATGCAACTGCAATAGAACGACCACAAGAAATACTGGTTGATGTTATTGGACTCGGTGCCGGTGTAGTCGATAGACTGCTAGAACAAAACTTGCCCGTGCGTGGAGTCAATGTCGCAGAAGCACCTTCAACGAAAAAAAATTATTTAAACTTGCGTGCGGAGCTGTGGTTTTCAATTAAAGACTGGTTAAGCAGTAGAGACTGTAGACTTCCCCATGATAATGAGTTAGAAGCAGAGTTAGCTTCCCCCTTATATAAATACACATCTAGTGGTAAAATAAAAATTGAAAGCAAAGACGAGATGCGCAAACGTGGTATCAAGTCACCAGACAAAGCAGATGCACTTGCATTAACAATGGCAAGTAGTGCTGCAAGTTTTAGTGGAAGTAGTAACCATTTTGGTTATAATTTTAGACAACCACTTAAATCACGAATAATTAGAGTTGGATAAATTTATGGCAAAAAATAAAAAAATTGAAGAAGTCTCTGTAGAAGTTAAAAAAGAACAAGACCTTTTAGACTTAAATGGTGTTATCAAAGCAGAGATGGATGATGCTAAAGATTTCATACATCAAGTCGGGGAAGAAAGAGCAGAGTCAACTGAATACTATTTAGGGAATGAACCACAAAGCACCTCAAGCGTGCAATCAGAATTTATATCTACTGATGTTAGAGAAAGTATTTTATTTATGCTTCCATCTATCATGCGTACCTTTTTTGGTACGAAAAAGATTGTAGAGTTTGTACCCAAAAACGCAGAGGATATTCCGCTTGCAGAACAACAAACCGATTATATTAATTATATTATTCAACAAAAAAATCCTGGCTTCCAAGTTTTATACGATGCGTTCAAAGATGCGCTTGTTAGAAAGACTGGTTTTGTTAAAGTATTTTGGGATGATTCAATTGTAGCTACCACGCACGAATACACAAATCTTGATCCGGCATCCTATCAAGCACTTATCTTGGATAAAGATGTTGAGATAGTTGAAGAGTCAGTTACTAAAGAAACTGTTACTACACTTGATCCACTAAGCGGTGAAGAGGTAACCGAAGAGATACCAGTAAGTTTTGATCTAACCATCCGAAGAGTAAAACAAAAAAACCAAGTGTGCATTGAAGCTATACCACCGGAAGAAGTATTAATATCAAGACACGCACGCGACCTCCAGACTGCATCTTATGTTGCACACAGAATGGTTAAGTCTGTTTCTGATTTGGTTGCAATGGGCTATGACGAGGAAGAGGTAGAGCAATACGCAGGTTATGGCGGTAGTGCAGTAGATCCAGAGGCTTATGAAGAAATAGAAGCAAGAAATCCATTTGATAATATGGTATATCCAGACAGAAACGATGCTGGCGGCAGAGACGTTTTATACGTAGAGCATTACTTATTTTATGACTTTGATGGTGACGGTATTAACGAACGTATCAGAGTATGTACTATAGGTAACGGTATACATATTTTAAACGTAGAACAATGGGATGATTTACCAATATGTATGTTCTGTCCTGATCCAGAACCGCACACAGCTATAGGTTCATGTCCAGCTGATTATCTCAAACCTATTCAAGCTGCTAAGTCACAAATTATGCGTGATACGCTTGATTCATTAGGTCATTCAATTTTCCCAAGAATGGGTATTGTTGAAGGCCAAGTTAATGTTGATGATGTATTAAACACCGACATAGGACAACCTATTAGGATGCGTGCGCCAGGAATGGTACAACCCTTTGCAGTACCCTTTGTAGGTAAAGAGGCTTTCCCAGTATTGGGATATTTAGACGAAGCCAAAGAAAATAGAACTGGCGTATCTAAAGCAAGCGCAGGTCTCAACGCTGAAGCACTACAATCAACTACTAGTGCAGCTGTGACTGCAACTATGAGTGGTGCGCAAGGTAGAGTAGAACTTATTTGCAGACATTTTGCCGAAGGTGGTCTAAAAGAGATGTTCAGAACCACAAATAACTTGGTTATTAAGCATCAAAACGCCCAAGATGTATTTAGATTAAACGGTAAATTTGTACCTGTAGATCCAAGATATTGGGATACAGACAAGGATTTAGTGGTTAATGTAGCCATATCCAAATCATCTGATACAGAGAAGTTCTCAATCTTACAAAATATCGCAGGCAAGCAAGAACAAATTATGCAATTGCTAGGCCCACAAAATCCTTTAGTAAATCTACAGCAATATTCTAATACTTTAACTAGAATGATTGAATTAGCTGGTTTCCAAGATTCTACTTCATTTATTAATGCTGAAGTTCCGCCAATGCCACCACAACCAGAGCAAGATAAACCATCTGCTGAAGAAATGTTGGCACAAGCTGAAATGCAAAAAGCACAAGTTACTGCGCAGAAAGCCTTGATTGATGCAGAAACAGATAGAATGAAAATCATTCTTGACGATGATAGACAAAGAGATATAGAAGAGGCACAATTAAAAGTGAAAGCAATGGAACTCCAAGCTAAGTATGGCGCACAGGTCAATATTGCCGAACTTAATGCAATAATGGAAAGAGACAGAGAGGCCTTACGACAAAGTGCAAAAGATCAAGCTCAAGGATTATTTACAGGCAATGTACCACCAACACAAAATATTTAATTTAGAAGTGCTTGAAGGTGATATGGTTTATGTTGGTAAAGAAATAAAAGCAAAAACAAAAGATGATGCGTTACGCATTATGAGTTTGATGTCAAACGGTGAGGTCAACGCAAACTCTGAAATAATATTTATTGAGGAAAAAGAATTACATTAATGAAGAAATATTTAATTGAAGCATGGGAATGGTTAGATAACTTAATGAAACCAAGACCTATAATTAGAACAAGGAAAAACAAATAATGGCAATTACATATAGAGGCGAAAGGTTTAGTGGTTATAACAAACCAAAAAGAACACCAGGAAAATCTAAAAAGTTTGCTGTTCTAGCAAAACAAGGAGAACAGGTTAAGTTAGTTAGATTTGGTGATCCCAAAATGACAATTAAAAAATCACAACCAAAAAGAAGAAAGTCTTTTAGAGCAAGACATAAATGCGATACTAATCCACCTAGCAAGCTAACACCAAGATATTGGAGTTGTAAGAAATGGTAAAAAAAACCAAGAAGAAAAAAGGTTCAGTACCTACCAATCCAGCATTATATGCAAGTGTAAAAGCTGCCGCTAAAAGAAAGTTTGATGTATATCCAAGTGCATACGCCAACGCATGGCTTGTAAGAGAATACAAAAAAAGAGGCGGTAAATATAAAAATGCCTAAAGATACTGATGGCTTAACCAAATGGTTTGAAGAAAAATGGGTTGACATTGGTGCGCCTAAAAAGAAAGGTAAATATCAATCCTGTGGTAGAAAGTCCGCCAAAGGATCTAAAAGAAAATATCCCAAATGCGTACCAGCTTCCAAAGCTGCATCAATGACTGCTTCACAAAAAAGAAGTGCTGTCACAAGAAAAAGAGCAAAGAAACAAGGTGTAGGTGGTAAGCCTACTAACGTAAAAACTATAGTTAAAAAGAAGTGAGGCGTTTAGCTAATCTACTGGATAAGTTTTTAGAATGGTCTTTTCAAAGACAAGCTGATAAAATGTTTTTAAAATCACAAGGAGAAAATTATGCCAATGGTAGGAAAGAAAAAATATAGCTATACAAAAGCTGGAGTAAAAAAAGCAAAAGCAGCTGCAAAGAAAGCTGGTAAAAAAGTAAGTTATAAGAAAAAGAAAAAGTGAAGCCATCTTCTGCTAAAGCCAAGGGCAGAGCTTTACAACAATGGGTGGTAGATAAACTCATTGAATTACTTGGCTTTGATCCGGAAGACCTAGAATCAAGACCAATGGGATCTAATGGCGAAGATGTCATTATGGGTGTCCAATCCCGCAAACAATTCCCTTATTCAATAGAATGCAAAAACCAAGAAGCAGTTAATGTGTGGAAAGCTTATGAACAATCACAAGAAAACTGTAAAGCTTATGAACCTTTGGTTATAATAAAAAGAAATAGAACAAAGCCTCTCGCCTTAGTCGATGCTGAATATTTTATAAGGCTACATAATGATAGAAAAACTGATACAACCAGTAACGAAGATTCTTGACAAGTTCATACCAGACGCAGATGTAAAACAAAAGATTGCACATGAACTTGCAACCATGTCTGAAAAACACATTCACGAAATTGCTAAAGCACAAATAGAAGTAAACAAAGAAGAGGCTAAAGGTAATTGGTTTCAATCATCTTGGAGACCAGCTACAGCATGGGTTTGTGTCGCAGGTTTTGCAGTAAACTTTTTAATTAGTCCTTTACTAGCACCTTTTGGTATTGACGTACCACAAGCAGATACATCAACTATGTTGCCTGTATTAATGGGTATGCTTGGTCTTGGAGGAATGCGATCTTACGAAAGAGTAAAAGGAGTAGGAAAATGAGTTGGGAAAATTTCACACTAGAAGAATTTGCTTGCAAGCATTGTGGTGAAAATAATATTGAACAGGAACTAATAGATAAGTTACAATTACTAAGAAGCGATGTAGGCTTTCCATTTAAAATAACAAGTGGATATAGATGTGCTGAACATCCTGTTGAAAAAAACAAAAAAGCACCAGGCACGCACGCATTAGGCATAGCAGCCGATATAGCATTAAGAGGCGAACAAGCCCTAGAAGTCATATCTAAAGCTACTGATTACGGATTTACAGGCATAGGAATTAATCAAAAAGGCAATGGCAGATTTATACACTTGGACATTTCAAAAGACTCTCAAGGTAGACCGCGCCCTCATGTGTGGAGTTACTAAGTGGAAGTAAGTGCTATCTTATTTTGGAATGTAATTATCACTTTGGTCTTTGGGCCAATCATTTATGGCATGCGTGCAAACGCGACAGAAACCAAAAGAATTGATATACTTGTAAATAAGACCAGAGAGGAAGTTGCTAGTAAGTTTGTAACCAAGGAAGAACTAGCTCTTTCTATAGACAGAGTTATAGATCGTTTAGATAAGCTAGACGAAAAAATGGATAAGATAATACAAATATGAGTAAAGGCGCATTACAACCACAACAGTTTTTAGGTAACTACGGTAACTTTGATTTACCGCCTATGGCATATACAAATACCTTTATGCCACCAAAGCCTAACTATCAACCTTTAATGAAAATGCAACCAAGTGAAAGCGTTAGACAAAACTTTATGTCTATACAACAACCCATGCTTCCTATGCAACAACCTATACAACCAACTATACAACCAACACCACAGTTACCACAAACTGAGCCGATGATAGCACCAATGCAAACCCTCGCTACAACACCACAATCATTGGCTCAAACTCCTTCTTTATTAGATGTTCCAGATAGGATTGAAAAACCAAGAGACAGGTTTATGTCTATTGATAGACGGAGCAATTTACCACCAATTAACTTATTTAGATAATGTCAGTAACACACGAAGAAGTAGTTAAAGCTGCGCAAGCTGAACAGATATTAAACTCAGATACTTTTCAAGAAGCGATTGAAAATCTTAAAAATGAATACATCACTCATTGGTTAAATCTTAGAAACATTGATGATGTAAAAGCAAGAGAAGACATACATAGATCTATCTTGCTCCTACCAGAAGTCGAAAGACATCTTAGAATTATTGCTGAAAAAGGCAAATTAACCAAAGCTAATATAAACAAAATTAGAAAAATTGGTTAAAAACCTTTTTTTATTAGTATAATATACCTTTA